GTTCAGCATGTAGCAAACGCCATCTGCAGCGGCTCCAGAGAACAGACTAAGGTCAAGGTCAGGATCGTCGTACACTTGAGCCATACCGAGCGTCAGGCTCAGCATGTTGCCCTTCTCCAACTTATCGTCCACAAGCTCCAGGCGGATCTTGCTGTCTCGGTGAGACTCAAAGTTAGCGAACGAGTCTGAATCCATGACGATCAGGTCAGGACCAGAGTTAGGCTTGCCCGCGAAGTGTGCGGCCTTCCGGTATTGTTGGCGAAGAACGCGCATACCGTTTGTTGCGAAGGAGGACACGTCGCCACGTTGGTTGTAGTGGTACAGTGACTCAGACTTGCCGACACCGAAAACAGAGGAGCTCTGAGATCCGGGGTCAGTGTTAAGGTCAAGGATACCGTTGGTAACGCCAGTACCGATACCGCTACTGAATCCACCGTTCAGGTTGACGAATCCGAGAAGCTCGGACGTGTCGAAGACAAGTCCACGGCTTGTACCAGTCAAGACGTACTTGTTCATGTCACCAGAGATGGCTTCCATGGTTGTCTTCGGGTACGCATCAATAAGACGCACGACAGCTGCCTTGCCCTTGTTGATGTTGAGGACCTTCTTGGGGATGCTAATCATTGCGACTGCGCGGTGGGTTTCCACTTGCAGCTTCTTGATTTGCTTCCGACGGACGTTGGTGAGGAGCTCGTCTCCACTGTAGACACCGGTTCCCTTTGCGGGTGCGCCTGCAGCGAAGTCGCGCTCAATATAGGTTCCACCATCATTGCTTACCCGCGCCTTCTTTTGCAGCTCGCGCCACAAAGGAATGCTGCTCTCAAATGAGTTGACCAAAGGGCCACGCAGGTCGGCAAACGTGGTGTTCAGGGTATCAAGATCGATAGCCATGAGTACGTTCTCCGATTGAGATTAAAAATACAAAAAAGGGTGTTGCTGCCTGCCCAGATTCGCTCGGAGTTCCTACCGGCCTGCTCTTACGTCCCGTGGGTGCTACGGGTATCCTACGCGGTGCGTCAGCCTTGTGCAAGCAATCGTCGGCGCACGGTCTCATAATCGTCCGGCTGAACGGATTCCGTGCCAGCTGCTGCCGAGTTCTTTGCCATCATGTCAATGGAATCGGGAACAGACTTTTCCTTTGGCGCCTCAATCAATGCCGATGCCATTTTAATCGCCTGGTCGCGCTCAATGCCCGACTCTAGGGACTTCACAAACGCATCCCAGGCAACGTCAGACTCGTACACTTCCTTGGCGTTTGTTTCGACATACTTCACAAGCTCTTCAACGCGAGCGGCAGCCTGTTGCTGCTCAAACTCAGCGAGCTGGCCTTCGAGCTTCTTCTTGTCTGCGACAGCCCGTTCCAGTTCGGCGCGGACGTCTTTTGTAGGGTCATCGACACCGTACAGCATGTTCTGAATGCGCTCGCGCTCGGCACGAATCTCGCTCTCGAGATGCGTTTTCTGCTTCGCGATGTCTTGAAACTTGGCCTGGTAGCCTCGCTCAAAGTTTCCTAGCTTGGATTGAAGGCCCTCTTTCACCAGGTTCTGGTGTTGTTCTGGTAGCGCCTTGTACCACTCTGCCTCGAGTAGTGATTCCATCTCGCCGTTCCATTCTTTTAGAACGGCTGGATCGGCAGGCGAAGCCTGGGCGGGCTGCTCTCCACTGCCTGCCTTTTGCTCGCCTGCCGATTGGTCAGACGGAGCACTACCATTTACTTCATCAGACCCAGTTGTTTCGGTCGTTGCTTCAGATTGCTGCTGTTCCTGAGACACTCTCTGCGTCCTCCTTAGGTTTTGCCGAATACTCTTCTGCGTCGTCCTGCTTACGCGCAACTTCGAGCATAATCATTTGCATGTCATCCACGTTCTCGCTCAAGTGCTTCGCGAGCTCTTCGGGTGACATTCCCTTCAACCAATCAAAGCGCTTGGCGCACTCTAGCATGAGACCTGCAACTTCTTCGTCGACGCCGAGAACATCCACCAGGGGCTTAACATCCCCGGCCGGCTTCGCTTCACTGGGTTCCTCACCGGTCTCAACCGGTGTTGCATCCGTTGCTGATTGCTGCTCAGCAGCGCGCTTATCGACTGCGTCGGACAGAGTCTTGATTCGTTGTTCAAACTCACTGGGTGCCATGTCATTTCCTAGGAGACGAGAATCTCGACTCTGACGGGGTTTTGCGGGCTGGTTGTGCCGGCTGTGCCTGCTTCTTTTGTCGCCCATACGTTTAGCTTTGTGACACCCATGCCCTCAGGGTACAGGAACGTGCGCTTCTGTCCTTGAGGGACTCCCCAAATGTGTTGCGGCGCGTCCGTTCCAACGTCTACAGCGTTGTTGTTTGCGGTTCCGTTTCCATCCAAACACTTCACGTATACGGCTTCGTTAGCGTTCAGCGAGTTGTCAATCTCAACAAGTTGAATCGTCGCTGACCCGGACATGATGTTGTTGTCTGCAGTTGCGTCAGACTGCGTGATGGTGATCAGGCTTGTGCCCAGTGGGGAACTAATGCCGGCAATATCAAGGGCCATTTCAAACTCCAGTGCTCAAATAAACCGTAACCGTGCCGCCAGCTGGTGCAGTCGTGCCGGCAGTACCAGGTTGCTGCTTCGTCCAAACGTTAATCGCTGTGCTAAACACAAGTCCCTCAGGGACCAGGACCGTCTTTGTTGCGCCAGCGCCAACGGTGATGATCATCGTCGGTGCCGTTGTGCCCACGGCGCTGGCAGACGTGAACGTCCCGTCGTAAAAGCACGTCGAGATGGCAGTGTTCGCAGCATTGGTAACTATAAATGAGTACACCGTAGCTGTGCCGCCCGTGATGTTGACGTTGGCGGCAGCATTAGTAGATGCCAGCTTGACAACCCGATAGCTCAGATTCTCTTTTGGGGTGATGTTTACAGCCATGTCTAAACCTCAGTGTTTGTACGGTATCACTTGCGAGCGCTGCGCTCCAACTTCTTTGCTTTGATTTCAGTTTTGCGCTCTCGAATATCTGACTCGCAAAAGCCTTTGGATCGTAGATTTGTAATCTGGCGGTGTCTCGCCTCGTCAGAACGAAGGGCCCGAGTGCTCTCCGTTTCTCCTGAGATGCGCAGCTCCTTTCCTGGGTTGTCTTTCCGGACCTTAGCTGTCATCTTCTCAAACTGCTCTCGAGTCTCAATGACTCCTGTGGCGGTGTGGATGGGCTTCCAGTCCGGTTTAATCCTGGGTGGGTCCAACCATGCCACAGAGCGTTCAGAGCCGCACTCAGGGCAAACGGGGCGGCCTGCTGAGCGCCTGTACAGCACGGATCGCTCAAATGCTTCGCACTTCTTGCAGTAAAAGTCGTGAACAATGAAAGACATTAGGAAAACTCAGGCGGAGGTTGGTTCTCAATAACGTCTGCAGTCATGGGTTGGACCTGCTTCATCGCGTTGGGGTCGATTGACTGTTGCTGTGCCATCAGCGGGTCGATCGCCGGGTCCTGTTGCTCAGCATCCATCATCTGTGCTTCCATCTTTGCGGCGGCCAGCTGCTCTTCTTCAATCTGTTGCTGCGGTTTAAGCAGCTTCGTTGGCAGGTTGTGCGTCTCTACCATGTACTCGTCGATAGCTCGCTGGTCGAAGTTCGGAGACTCCTTCAGTATTTGGAGAAGACCAAGGAACATCTCGGCCTCGACAGCGGGGTTGGAGCTGACGGGGTTGTACGCAACCATCTCAAAATGCACATCAGCAGCGCTCAGGTCTTCACTTGTGAGTGTGACCCATTCGCTTGACCCAGAGATCTCGACTTGGCGGGACTCCTGCATAAAGTTTGACGACAACCACAGGCACTTGGTCGCCACATCTTCGAGTGCCTCTGCCAAGTTGCCTACACGGTTTGACAGTCTTGTCCGCAGCTGTGCATCAATAAGCGCCAGCTCAGTCGCCGTGCGGGCACCCGTGACCTGGCCGCGTGCGGCCTCAGCAAGCGCGGAGACAAACGAGGTTATCTGCTCTTGTTTGCCCAGGAAGTCGAGCACCTGCTGGGGCATCGTCGGGGTCGGGGCCTCATAAAACGCCTCCGAAAGCGCGCCTGGTGCGTCCGTTGATAGGTGAATCGGAACGAAAGACCCAACGGCAGCGCTAACAGCAGCGCTCAGGTCTTCTTCAGCAACCAGTCCGGCATCGTACAGGATGCGCGGCACTGTCAAGTGGACCACCTTGTTCCAGAACGTCAGGAGCTCGTTGATGGATTCCTGCTGCGGAAGAATGAGTTGAACCTCAGAAAGCCCGCGAACATCGATCCCGTTGTGGTTTAGGCTGAACACCGTGTACGGAACGTACAGCAAGTCGTCCTCAAACACGATCCGAGATCCATTCGGAACGTAGTGATACACCTTGGACGCCTCGACGTCGTAGACTTCCCAAACCTCAACCCACTGTGTGGCGTCACGAACCTTTTGGTCGTTGATGTCTGCGTCAGGACCTACTGCCCAGGTGGGGTAAGAGTCGGCCTCGACGTCACCGGCACCTTTGTATTTCCCGCCTTTAACCCTGCTTTTGAACTGGTCGAAACTCAGCACAGTACATTCCATCCAGTAGCGGATGTCTTCGGTGTCGCGCACACTCAGGTCGAAGAACA